ACCATATAAAGAGTTAAGTAAAATCTTCTGAACCAACTGACGTTTGTGAAAGAAGGCATATTTTTCATCATCTCCTGCTTTTCCATATTTTACCATTTCATTTTTATACTCAACACGTTTTTTAAACCACAAGTCTAATACTCCAGGAATACATCCAACTGAATCAGTACGATATAAAACACCATTTGATGCTATTGAGAATTTAGATTTATCTAAATATTCTTTTAAATTTTCTTTAGTAATTGTATCATCATCAATTTGATATGAATCAACACTACCTTTAATGAACTCATTTGCATCCCAATCCTTAATCTTACCGATTTTGGTTTCAGGTGATATGTTGATACTCATAATGATTGAAGGATATAGAGATGTTAAATCTAAATCATATATCCAATCGTATTTACCAACAATAGGTGCTTTTACATAAGCTCCAATGAATTTTTCTTGTTTATTTGCCTTAAGAGCTTCCATACGTTCTCTCCTATCAGCAGGTTTGTTGGGTGCAACTAAACCTTTTCTACGAAGATATGTTAACATAGCTCCTTCAAGATACTTTGATGAATATACAAAATCTTCATATGGAACGTGTCCAGCATGACAGATACCTCTACATAAATCAATGAATTGTAGTTTTTCTTCAAATCCTACAACCAATTCTACATCCACTAAATTATACTCAATGAACTTTTCAATATCTTCTTTGAATAACTCATCTAAGTTTCCTTGGTATTCGATTTTACCTCTACCCAATTCTTTCTGAGCAACTGTATCTAATCGATAATTTGCAAGTTCACCGTAATTATAAATCTTATATAATGCAATGTAATCTAAATAAGATACACCTGCCATGAAATAACGTTTACGATAAGGTGACCAGAAACATTGTCCTATTGGTGATAATCTGTTTGCCTGACTTTCACCTAATAATCGTTTGATACGATTGTATAACATAGGTGTATCAAAGAAATCAATATTCCATCCTGTTACAATTGATGGATTTATCATCTCATACAATTCAAGATATTTTAATAACATCTCTTCTTCGGTTCTGAATGGAAGTACAATTGCCTTATCAGTTGTTTTCTCCAACATCTCACCTTCCTTATCCATTACCAATACCCAATATTGGTTGGTAGCAGAATCGTGAAGTGCAATTGATGTTAATTCGTTTGTTGCTTCTAATGGGTCTGGTATTCCACTTGTCATTTCACACTCAATATCATAAGTAAGAATGATATGACCAGTAGAAACATCATCCGTATCGGAATACATATCTACTAATGCTCGTGTGGTTTCAGGTACATCTGATTCGAATAACGTTGGGTCATCCCCTTTGAATTTATAAATCTTAGTTAATGTATCACCATATATAGATTTAAACTCTCCTCGTTTTGCAGGTTCATATGCATATCTTGTGTATGGAAATGCAGAATATCCTCTTTGGTCATCCCAAAGGTGGATTAAATTCTTTTCTCTTTGATAGTAAATGTTTTGATACAAATTCTCTCTGTTTTATTTATTTATACAAATATACGACTTTAATTTCATATATCCTAATTTATTTTAAACTTTATCAAATACCCACATTGGTTCTCCGAATGTTTGGTCTTTAGTTTCTTCTGCAGATTCAAGTGATTCCTCACTCCAATTATTAACTTCAGTTTCACGAGCAGTTCCTGCTCCTCCACTATTCGGTCTTTTTGCCATTGCCATACCAATACATCCTTTGTAAATCAATCCTTGAGATTCTAAGTATTCACACATTGGATTTACAATTGAAAGATAAGTTCTTTCTTTACCACTTGTTGAGAATACATCCGAAATATTGATTAACATAGTTCCACCACTTTTTAAGGTCTGAATCATATTACCAAGTGCCTTGTGTAAGAAATGTTCGTTCCATACATCAATAGTTTTATATCTCATCCAAGATTGTGTTTCTTCTTCAGAGTATTTTTCTATATTGAAATATGGTGGTGATGTAAATATTAAATCCACTTGGTCTTTATAAGGAGTGAAATCAAAATCTTCAGCTGCATTTGGATGAAATACATGTTCTCGTGTATGTTCAAAGAAACCATTATGTTTTTTATAGAATTCTGCTTGTTTTTCGTATATAGGATGATTATCAACCTTTGGGTCTAAACCAATATACTTCTTACCGTAATCAGATGCGTAAAACCCACATAACCTATCACCCCATCCCATAGAGAAATCAATAATAGTTTCTGCTTTGAAGTAATCGTATATAGTTTTAGCAACTGCTGGTTTGAATTGTGATGCTGTGTATTTTCTTAATGATAAACAAGTTCTTAATGTTTTTGCCGATACATCCTCCATTTTAAGAGAATATAATGCTCCCATCAAAGAAGTCATGAACTTAAGATTTCTCCATGTTCTAAGTGGGCCTGGACCTTGTGAACCACTAACTTCCCATCTATTACGTTGATGAAAGAAATCAGATGCCTTATTACCACCATTATATCTTTTGATTAAAACAGGAGTTCCATCATATTCTAATGAATACTTTGGTGCTTCTGCCTTTCGTGGAAACCACTCCTTATCCGTTTTAATCATTTCATTATAACGAACTGTTTTTAATCTTCTATATTCGTTAATTGCATCCTTTTCTGTGATATTAACAAATGGTGGTGGCCACGTCATTGCTACTTCAGCTAATTTAGCCTTTACCTCATCCTTTGGATACATCTCCTTTATTTCTTCCCATTCATTTGGAGGAATATGTAGATAATCTAAAGTTGAATTACCTTTTTTATATTTCTCAAATATATCTTCTCCTGTATTCATATTATACCAATATTGATTTATTTTGTAATGATTCTTTTTTAAGTTTTTTAGTATTACTGACAACCTCGTCTGATTCATTCATTACTTTAAGATATTCACTTAATCTCAAAATACCCATTCTAAGGTTATGATACGAACTCATTGCTCTACAATTTAAATCAAAATCAAAGGTATCTCCCAAACCTTCATCTATAAATGCCTGGATTCTTTCCTTGTCGGTTAATCTAACCAATTCATAATCAGATACTATATGCCCACCAACTCTTCTACCTTGTATTGGAGTATTATCAATATCATTACCTTTATTTTTTTCTTCAGAATCATCTATCACATCATTGGTAAATAATCGTGGTAATCTTTCTGATTTAACATTACATCCAATATCATTTGATATTTTGTTTACAATTATATATTCTTGTAAGAAGTTGGTTTTTATATATTGAAAAGCTGATTTATAATTACGTTTACTTCCTCCTCCCATATCTACACCAAAATCACTTTTGATTCCACTAGCTGTTAATCTATCAGTTTCTATAAACTTATATAATTTATTTGAAAAAATATTCCAATCATAAATAACATGATTTTCATCATCTAACCATTCAACACATTTTAAAATCTGCTGGAATGCTTGTCTTGAAAATCTTGGTCTTTCAATTTGTGAATAAAAATTATAGAGTATATCTAATTTTTCAAATAATTGTTCTTTTATATCTTCAATTTCATCATCTTCCCATAATTTTTGATATCCATACGTATTTTCAATAACCCCTTTGATATTAGCATCAGTAGATGCTGTGAAATCACCTGTTGTAATATTTTGCAATAGTAAGTGAGACCACATATAAGATTCCAATGATATTAACATAGAAGAAGGAAATAATTCTTTAAATAACGGATGTAAGTCATAGTTACCAGCTGAGAATCTTTCCATTTTAATTGATGAAAATTCTTTAATCCAAAAATTAGAAGGATATGTTGTGGCATGAAGCAGTTGAGCTACAGTTTTATTTTGTTGTTTATTAAGAATCCCATAAAACTCATGACATTCTTTTTCAGAGTACATAGGTAGTATTCTAAGTGGAAATTGATGCCCAATGTTGTAATATCTCTCAAGTATATCATCTTGTGATATTATTGATGATGATACTTCATTTGCCTTTTCTTGTATTTCAAATATAGTTAAATTATTTACTTCAATTGAGTTCATTATAGCATTACCATCCGAATCTATACATACATTTTCTATATCTTGATGAGTGAAGTATAATTTCTTTGAGGATTTTAATGGTATAAATCCAAGTGCACCTCCGATTATTCCCCATAATCTGTGTTCTATATCGGTTGCTTCCAAAATATATTTGGCACCTGGATATAAAACTAAATTCAATACACCTTCTCGTAACCAATATGTTCCATCTTCAGATCCCCATTGATTCCCAAAATGCTCTGATGCTGTTGTTCGATTTGCTTTGGTATAATTCTTAGGGTCTTGTCCTGTTGATGGTGGTGAGATTATTCGTTCGTGTTCCCACATATCAACGAAAAACCTAGCAGTAACTGTGGTAGTCACACTACCATATTGGAGACTTGGTTCTCCTACATTTACAATACCAGGTAAACTCTCTACTGCACTTTTAAATTGTTGTGGATTTTTTAATTTCTTTTGAAAATACTTGAAGTTTTTAAGATAGTCTTTGTAAACTTCTTCTGTTAACCAAGGTGGTGATTTCATCTCTATGATATCAGTTAAACCTTGTTTTCTTTGGGATTTACCCATCTTTTCGGTGTTACCCGCTTTTTTTGTTCTCATTGTAATCTATTTTTAATTGTTTTTGGTTTGGTCACTTTGGTTTGGGCGGACACTTATTCCCATTTACTATGTAAATATACGAAAATTATTTGAATTGGCCAAGCCTTTTCTTAATTATTTTCCTACATTCCAAAACAATGCTCCTTTCGAAGCACGTTCTTTTATAAATTCCCAAGCTTTACTATCGTAAGTAAGTGAACTTGGAAATGGAGGTCTTTCTACTTCTTTACATTCTTGATTGAATTGATATTTCGATAAAAATGTTTCAGCTCTACCTCTTTCTCTTTTTGTTGTGTTATGTCCTATTCTAACTCCATATACTTTGGCATCTGGAAATGCTCTCTGTAATCCTCTCGATAGTACTCCACTACTCATTACAGTCCAAATCTCTTTAGGTGGTTCTATATCAAGTGAGAGAGCGGTATCTCTCATTGCGTTTATTATTATATCATCATCTCCACCAAATGGAATAAGTCTACTTCCTGGATGAGTTCCTACATATTCTTTAGCCCTAGCCTGAATAACGTTTAGGTATCCCATTTCACATTCTATAATATTACAACCCAACTTTAGTGATTCAGTTGTTAACCAATTATGTTCTCCTGCAGGTACAGTTACAGTTGCCTTCCTACCCAAATCATGACAAGCATATGCCAATGATAATTGTGCATATCCTTCTCTCGGTGAAGCGTAAACCCACTCTTTTACATCAGGGAATGATTCAACGAATACATTAAATGCTCTTCGTTTAGTACCACCATCTAATAAATCATCTCGAACTACCTTAATACCATCATGCTCTATGATGATTGGTTTTGGTAGAATGATTGAAGATTTTCCAATTGATTTTGGTAAATTAAAAAATTCTGATTGTTTCATATATGTGTCCAGGTTCTATTGTTAACTATTTCGTCTATATTCCATTTACTAACTTTAAAGTTACGAGCAATCACATTTGTAGAAAATCCTTGTTTATAAAGTTTTCGTATTTCCAAAACTTGCTCATTAGTAAGTTTTGAACGTGGATGTGATTCACCTCGTAATCTCATTATTTGTTATTTAGATACCTTAGAAATATCTCTTTCAATCAAAGTACTCATATGGTCTGCAAAATGAAGTACATGTCCAATATTAGACCTCTGTGCTTTATTTATATCAAATGTTTTTAAGTATTTCATATTATCTTCATCGTAAATACCATCAGTTAATTTAATACCAAAAAATTCCTTTTCGGTATATTTGATATCGTACTGTGATAACAGATAGAAAGTCCTATCTGTATGTGTCATATAACTAATATTTGGATTATTAGTATATACTTCTCCTCTATTTTTTCTATGCCATTCTGATTGTTGTGGCACATATGATGGAGATCCTTTAATACCCAATTTACCTAAATCATGATGAAATGCAGAAAATAACAATTCTTCTTGTGTAAAATCTACAATACCACCAGCTTCTTGATAAAGTTTTAACATACGAAGTGAGTTTCGTGCAACGTTCATAACGTGGTCTATATAACCACCATCATATGAGTTATGATAATTAACATTACCACTTGCAGGTGCAATAATAAGATTTGAACCCAACTCATCGATTGAATACATATGAAGTAGTTGTTCTAATCGTTCTCCTGATATTGACTTCTTCAACGCTTCAAGAAATTTATTATAATTAGATTCGAGTTGTTCGTTTGTGTATTTTTTCATGTAACCTATTTTTATGTTTTATTGTTTTTATTGTTTTACTTTTTAATCTACTCTTTCAATCTTACAATTAACTTCACACATATTTGATGCGATTGGATGTAAGATGGAAAAATTCATTGCTGATTTTAAACCATTGGTTAATCCAAAGTTTTTATCAACAAAATATACAGTCTGTGTACCTTCTTGATTAGATAATTGTTTACTCAATTTCTTCGGAACTTTAGGGATTCCAACAACTGGTTTATCCTCTTCTTCTCCTGCCATGTATACTTTTATACTTGCTGCCATGTACTATGTTTATATTTATTTGTTACAAATATACGAAATTTATTTGATATAACCAAATATTTTACTATATATTTTCATTTAAAGCGTTTATATACGCCATTTCGGATTGTACTCCTGTGAATCTTTGTACTTCTTCACCATTTTTTTCAATAATAACAGTAGGAACAGAACGTACGTGGTACTTCTGTGCAACTTCATACTGAACTTCTATATCTATATCTTCAAAATTTACATTATTAAATTTTGTTTTTACACTTTCCATTAAGGGAGTTAGAACCTTACAAGGCCCACACCAATCAGCATAAAATTTCTTTACGTGTATCATATTATTGTTTTTGTTAAATTAATTATTCTGTTTCTATTGTTATTTATATATAACTTTTGAAGAGTTTCATCAATACCGATACCAAGGTATTCATTCAATCTATCAAGTTCATTATTTACATATATTTCTTCATACGTGAACAGAGGTATATTGTGTTTTTTAGATAATTGTGATAATGCTGTACTGTGTTCTTTAAAATGATACATACATTCATTTACCAATTGTTCATCAATATTCCCATATGGTTCTCGTATATGGTATTTGGAATAATCATTACCATATTTAGATTTTCTAAATGCTAATGATTCTGATTGTTCCAATTTACTTTCCCTATCCAATAAAATTACTTTATCAGATTTTAGTATAATTTGTTCACCAAATTCAAATAAAGAATTATATCCTTTTGCTTGTTGGTGGATTAGTATTTTATAAAATACATCATTTTCCAAACTAAATATTTCTCTCTCTTTGAGAAACGGTGTTGTTTCTAATTTTAAATTAAATATCTTAGAAAGATATAATGATAAATTAGTTGAACCACTTCTTGCTGAACATATTAAACTAATCATACCCTATCCATCACATGCAACACAATCGATATCCATTGCTCTTGTTGCAATATCTCCTCTAAGAACTGATTCCGTTCTCATATAGTATAATGTTTTAATACCTTGTTTCCAAGCTTCCATTGTTACTTGATTAATCCACTTAGGTGAAACCACCGATGGGAAAGCTAAGTTCAATGAAACTCCTTGGTCAATATATTGTTGTCTTACACCTGCTTGTTTAACCAAATCCATTTGGTTAATTTCTTTAAATGTTCTAAATACATCTTTTACTGGATATGATTTCTGAGAATCTTCTTCAGATACCTCAGCACATAGTACCATTTTATTGTTTAAGTAACACCACTTGTCTAATTCTAACACATCTTGTACTGAACCAGCATCATCTAATATTTTATCCCATGTATCTTTATTATTGATACCAGCTTTTCTTAATACTTTTTCAAGTTCAACATTTCTTCGAATGAAAGTACCCTTTGATGTTTGTTCGGTAAATACATTTGCAGCCCATGGTTCAATACCAGGTGAAACGTTACCACTTAATTTAGAGTTGGATACTGTTGGAGCAATTGCTCTTAAGTGAGTATTTCTCATACCAGTTTCTCTACACCATAATGGTTCACCATATTCTTCAGCCATATCTCTACTTGCTCTTTCCGATTCTATCTTTAACTGAGAGAAAATCTTACGAGTTTCAAATTGTGCTTCCAT